ACCATTATCTCGGCCAACTCGGAAAACCAGTTACGCTCAATTACCTGGGCGGAGATAACTAAATGGCTGGCTATGGGACTAAACAGCCACTGGTTTGAGGTAAGTGCCACCCGAGTAGCCCCCGCAAAGTGGTTAACTGAGTTAGTTGAGCGCGATCTGAAGAAGGGTACTAGGTATTGGGGCGTAGAAGGCAGGTTATGGTCTGCTGAGAACCCCGACGCCTATGCTGGTGTGCACAATTTTGACGGTGTGCTGGTGATTTTTGACGAGGCGAGTGGTATTGACGACTCGATTTGGTCGGTCACTGGTGGATTCTTCACGGAAAACACGCCGAATCGTTTCTGGCTGGCGTTTTCTAACCCACGGCGCAACACGGGGTACTTTTACGAGACTTTTCACTCAAAGCGGGACTTTTGGGCGACTAAGGTGGTAGATGCGCGGACGGTGGAGGGGACGGACAAGGCGGTTTATGAGCGGATCATTGCGGAGTACGGGCCGGACAGTGCCCAGGCGCACGTTGAGGTGTATGGTGAGTTCCCACGGGCGGGGGATGACCAGTTTATACCGTCGGATATTGTGGATGAGGCAATGAAGCGGCCTAAGTACAAGGATGGGACGGCCCCGATCATTATTGGCGTTGACCCGGCGCGGTTTGGGGCGGATGCGACTGTGATTGCGGTACGGCAAGGGCGGGATATTGTTGCGATCAAGAAGTACCGGGGGGATGACACCATGACGGTGGTGGGGCATATCATTGAGGCGATTGAGGAGTACAAACCTGCGCTGGTGGTGATTGATGAGGGTGGGCTGGGTGCGGGGATTGTGGATAGGCTTAAGGAGCAGCGGTACAAGATCAAGGGTGTGAACTTTGGGAACAAGTCAAAAAACCCGATAATGTATGGAAATATGAGGGCGCAGATGTGGGGGGATATGAAAGCGTGGTTGAAATCTGCTAGTATTCCGCACGATAGGTTTTTGAAGACAGACCTGATTTCGCCCTTGATGAAGCCTGATTCACGGGGTACGATCTTCTTGGAGAGCAAGAAAGAGATGAAAGCACGGGGGTTAGCCAGTCCAGATGCTGCGGATGCTATCTGCGTGACGTTTGCTTTCCCTGTGGCGCATCGGGAGTATCGTGAGGCGACCCCTCGCAGGTACTCTGACTATTCGGCGGTATCAACTGGATGGATGGGATCATGAAAACATCAAAACCTGGCAAGAAATGATGGCTGACTACACAGGCATCAACAAGGTCGGTCAGGTTGCCAATGTTGGCGGGGGGCCGGGCGAGCAAGACGACCAGCGCGATATGTTGGCGACGATGCGCTCACGCCTTACTATGGCGGTGGATGCCTACAGCGATTCGCGCAGCAACGAACTGGATGACTTGCGGTTCATGGCGGGTAGCCCGGACAATCAGTGGCAGTGGCCTGCTGACGTATTGGCGACTCGCGGCGCTGTCCAAGGGCAGACGATCAACGCCCGTCCTTGCTTGACCATTAACAAGCTGCCGCAGCACGTTCGCCAAGTCACCAACGACCAGCGCCATAACCGTCCAAGCGGTAAGGTTATCCCTGCCGACGAGATTGGCAATACGGAGATGGCGGAAATCTTCAACGGCATCGTGCGGCACATTGAATACATCAGTGACGCTGACACGGCCTACGACACGGCTTGCGAAAACCAGGTTACCTACGGTGAAGGCTATATACGTGTTTTGACTGAGTATTGCGACGAGAACAGCTTTGACCAAGACCTGAAGATTGGCCGGGTTCGGAATTCTTTCTCGGTGTTCATGGATCCCGCTATCCAAGACCCATGCGGTGCGGATGCGCGGTGGTGCTTTGTTACGGAGGACGTACCCAAGGACGAGTACGAGCGCCTGTACCCGGATGCCGCGCCGATTAGCAGCTTGCAGTCCCTTGGCATTGGCGACCAAGACCTGACGCAATGGCTGCGGGATGAGACGGTGCGGATTGCTGAGTATTTCTACATTGAATACAAGCCTGAGACGCTGAACCTGTACCCCAACAACATCACGGCGTTCAACAACACGCCTGATGACAAGCAACTGAAGGCACTCTACGGCAAGCCGTTAAAGAACCGGGTTGTGCAGCGGCAGAAGGTTTGCTGGGTCAAAACCAACGGTTACGAGGTGCTGGAGAAGCGCGATTGGGCTGGTAAGTACATTCCCATCGTGCGCGTTGTCGGCAACGAGTTTGAGGTTGACGGGCAGATTTATGTCTCCGGTCTGGTGCGTAATGCCAAGGACGCCCAGCGGATGTACAACTACTGGGTGAGCCAAGAGGCCGAGATGCTGGCCTTGGCACCCAAAGCACCGTTCATTGGCTACGGTGGTCAGTTTGAAGGGTATGAGTTGCAGTGGAAGACTGCCAACACCACCAACTGGCCGTATCTGGAAGTCAATCCAGACGTTACAGACGGCGCTGGTGCAACTCTGCCACTACCCCAGCGTGCGCAGCCACCAATGGCGTCTAGCGGCCTTTTACAGGCCAAGTCTGGCGCTTCTGAGGATATCAAAGCAGCGACCGGGCAGTACAACGCTAGTTTGGGCATGGCTGGCAACGAGCGCAGCGGAAAAGCCATTCTTGCTCGACAGCGCGAGGGTGACGTTGGCACTTACCATTACGTTGACAACTTGGCCCGGGCCATTCGCTATGTGACTCGCCAACTGGTGGACATGATCCCTAAAATCTACGACACCCAGCGGGTGGCTCGAATTATTGGCGAGGATGGCGTTACCGACATGGCAAAGATTGACCCGTCGCAGCCGGAGCCGGTCAAGCGGATTGTCGATCAGCAGGGTATTGAGATCGACAAGATTTACAACCCCAACGTCGGCAAGTACGATGTGGTGGTGACTACCGGCCCAAGCTACAGCACCAAGCGGGTGGAGACTCGGGAAGAAATGTCGAACCTGCTGCAAGGCAACCCGCAACTGTGGGCTGTGGCTGGTGACCTGTTTGTCAAGAACATGGACTGGCCTGGTGCTGATGAGTTGGCTAAACGGCTGGCTAAGACCATCGACCCCAAACTCATGGGTGATGACAACGACCCAGCCCTGCAAGCCGCAAATATGCAGATGCAGGCTATGGGTCAGGAAATGCAGCAGATGCAAGAAATGCTGCAAAACGTCCAGCAGTCGATGGAAGCGCAAGAACTGCAAATCAAGCGGTTTGACTCTGAGGTCAAGGCATACGATGCTGAAACCAAACGCATCAGTGCGGTGCAGGCCGGTATGACTGAGCAGCAGATTCAAGACATTGCTATGGGCGTGGTTGCCGCGGCAATGGAATCGCAAGGCGGTCAAATGCCGGATATGCCAGAGCAACAGATGGACGTTGAAGGAGCCATGCAATGACTGCCGCGCAACTGATGGGCATACTGTTTTTGGGCCGGAATGTGGCTCATTCGGTGCATTTGAACACCCGCAGCTACTCTAAGCACATGGCGTTGAACACGTTTTACGACAGCGTGATTGATGTGGCGGATGCGTTTGCGGAAGCCTACCAAGGCCGAAATGGCCTAATTGGCCCCATTGCAATACCTGCCGCCAAGAAGACGACCAACATTATTGAGTTCCTGCAAGACCAACTTGCAGAGATTGAAAAGGGTCGATACGATGTGTGCGACAAGTCTGACTCTACGTTGCAGCAATTGATAGATAATATCGTTGAACTGTACCTAACTACCCTCTATAAACTCCGCTTTCTGGCGTAAATTATGCAAATCAGTGGCGCAATTGCTGAGTCGGTAAAGCTAAACAGCGCGGATGGTGAACCCATCACCGACCTGAATCCATTACCTACAACAGGTGGTGGTGGTGGCGGAAGCGCTTTGTCAGATACAGTGTTCCAAGATAGCACTGGTCAATTGTTTGTTTACCGCGATACGGGAACTGGCGTACCGAATGCGTATTCCATTCCTGGTTGGGCATTGTACGTTCCAGTTGGTGCTGTTACCACTTCCAATGCGACGGAAGAATCAACACAAGACATGATTCTGCTGTTGACTCGGATGCTGAACTATTTGAACGCACCGATGGGTTACGACAAATCGTTACAACGGGCAAGGCAGACGGCTATCATTGAGTCAGGAACAGTCACTACGGTTGGCACGGTCAGCAACGTAGCTAACCAGACGCTAATCGGCGGCGTTCAAGCTCAGATATTGGTCAACGGCGGCAACATGGCTGCATGGCAGGCGGCAGTTAGAGCAAGGATTACATAATGGCAAATACGTTTAAAAAAGTCATTGACCGACTGATGTGGGCGCAAGTCGCCCCCGCACCTAATGCCAGCGCTGCGGCTACCTCGGTTGTATCTGACTTGCGCTCTGGGGTATCACGCAATCCGTTTGTCTACAACTTGGTCAGTGCCACGGTGCTGAACAGATACAACATCGTTACAAAAGCCTGGAACTTTATTCAGAGCCCGGCATTGGCTGGCACCTTTGGCGCTGGTTCGGCAATAACTTTTGCCCCGTCGCTGGGTCTGGTTGGCACCATTGCTGCCGGTGCGACGACAAGCTCGGTCACGCTGTCTACAGCCCTGCCAACAGCGGTTGGCCTCAATATGTTGGCAAACAGGGGCGGCTCTGGTGAGTACGGCTTCAAGCTGCGGATTACTGATACGACCGCTGGAAAGACTGAAGAACGCTACATCACCGGCAACAGCGCCAGCACTACGCCAACAATCCAAGTGCTTTCGGCTTTCACCTTTACCCCGGCTACTGGCGCAAGATACGAAATCATTGCTGGCCGTTTGTTTATGCTGGGTGCAGGAACAACTGCGTCAAACATCTGGCGGTCACTTGAGGTTGCAACAAACACGCTATCTACCGGCCTGACCACCACCAACCTGCCAGCAACGATTGCCACCGATAGCAGCATCATGGTGCTGGACGAGCAATATGTACCTTATGACTGCACTCCAGGCGATGGGATGATAAAAGGTGCATTTGTCTACGATACCGGGATTGAAGCTAGAACCGCACTGACGGCAACAGCATCAGGCGCAAGCACACTGACCGGCCAAGCTACCAATGGTGATTCCGTAGTGGCAGTCAACGAGTATCGAAACTTCCAGATCAGGATTGTGCAAGACACGGTGACGCCTGCGGCTGTTGGTCAGCGCCGAATCATTGCCAGCCACACAGTTGGCCCCAGCCCTGTTTACACGACAGGCACGGCATGGACAACCCAGCCATCTTCAAGTGCCAAGTTTGTCATCGAACTGCCCAACCTGCTGCTGTTGCGTTCAAGCGGCACTACAACGGTCTACACCTACAACTATGGCGATGCCACGGTTAACAACGGCACGAACAACATTGTGGCCGGTGCGTGGTCAACCACCTACTTTGGCGTGGCCCCGGCTGCTAACGCTTCAGGCGGTATGTGGGCGCCATCGTTTGGTATTCGCCCCGATGCTGGCAAAAACGCACGGCAATCGTTCTGCTATTTCTTCCGAGGCAGCGCAGTGACATTGGATGTACTGGACATTGCAGGCAGCATTACGGGTACGTGGACAAGCACGATCACCTATGACGGCTCAGTAGCCCTGACGGTAGGCACTTGCGGGTGTTTGGCACCATTTGAAAATGAAGGCAGGATGTTCTATATGAACATTTACGCGGCCTCCGCAATCAATCAAATGTACCGATTTGACGTTCAAAACCGGGTGTTGAGTCCGTTTACTCCGACCGACTTTTTGCAATCAGGCACGGCGGCACTTGGTCAACGAATGGCTGCGTACTGCGCGAATGACGGCACGGATACTTACGATGTAATTCTGCTGCAATCGCACTTGTCCACAGTTGCTCAAGAAATGGTGGTGTTGGTATGAAAGTGCAAGAACTGGTCACCCTGATGGCCAATAAACTGGCCTATCTGAACAACGCTAAATCAACCGCTATGGCGTCTGGAGACCTTGAGGCGGTGCTGAGACTTGAAGGAGAGATCAGCGAGACCCAGGCCACCATTGATGCCCTGCAAACCCTGATGTAACGTGTTTTTAACGCTTCTCCAGTCCCAAGCCCCCCCGGTATCGGGCGGCGGCGGTAGTGGCTCACCTTCCAGGGGCAGCAGGAAGGGATGGGCGCGTGAGCGTGCAATCTTTGAGGCCAGCTTACTTCGCAAGCCGACCAAAATCGTAGAGCTGGAGCAGATCAGACAGGCACTTGCCAAAGACACGCAATCGCAGCGCCTGGCACGCAAGCTTGTGAACTACGACGGCGATCTGGAAGAATTGGCAAGCCTGCAAAAGGAACTTGCGAAACTACAAGTCACCTACAAAAACAAGGCAGAGCAGAGTAAAGAACTGCAAGAGGCATCGGCAGCACTTAGATCTTTCTTGGCTGACGAGGAAGACACGATCACCGCACTGATGGCCATGCAAGAGTTTGAAGCGCGGCAGATACTGGCAGTGCTTGGCATCAATATCCATTAACGGCATCCACCCAGCCGAATTTGGGTGAGTTGAAAGGAAGACAATGGAAAACGAAGAAGACTTGATCATTGAAGACGCGCCGGCCGAGGCAGAACCAGCCGAGGAACCCGACGAGGTTGTAGTCAGCATTGGCGAGGAAGAACCGCAGCAGCAAGAGGAACCGGCCCATGCGCCTGAGTGGGTGCGTGAACTCCGCAAAACCAATCGTGAACTGAAGCGGCAGAATCAAGAACTGCAAGGACGGCTGCAACAAACAGCACCAGTTCAACAGGTTGTCCAGCTTGGCAAAAAACCAACACTGGAAGACCACGACTACGACGCCGAAAAGTTTGAGCAATCGTTGGAAAGCTGGTATGACCGCAAACGGCAAACTGATGAACAGCAAGCAAAGCAAGACGCCGAGGTGCAAAACCAGAATCGTGCCTGGCAGTCAAAGCTGGACAGCTACACCAAGGCCAAAGCTGAACTGCGCGTGAAAGACTTTGAGGATGCCGAGGCAGTAGCGCAGGAACTGTTTTCAGTCACTCAGCAAGGCGTAATGCTGCAAGGTGCTGATAACCCTGCCCTGGTGGTCTATGCGCTCGGCAGGAACCCCACAAAGGCCAAAGAACTGGCAGCAATCAAAGACCCGGTGAAGTTTGCCTTTGCCGTAGCAAAACTGGAGAAAGACATGAAAGTTACCAATCGCAAAACAGCACCACCACCGGAGCGCGTTGTTTCAGGCACTGCCCGAAACTCTGGCGCAGTAGATTCAACGCTTGATCGACTGCGGGAAGAAGCAGCCAGGACTGGTAATATGACGAAAGTGATTGCGTACAAACGCCAGAAAAAGGCATAATGTCGCCAAACGGGTATCGCTAGCCCACATAAATAGCAGTGAATGGCCCCCGCCAGCCCATTGGTGAGTAAGGAAATTGGCAGTAATGCCGTGTTTTTTATTCAACCAATGGAGCTTTACAAATGGCAAATTCATTCAGCAAAGAGGAGCGCGTAGCGTTCGAGGATATCCTCGAAGGATTCAACGATGCTCTAGTTTTGTCCCGCAACGTGTCCGTTTACAACACTGACGGCTCGATGATGGAACGAACTAACAACGTCATCTATCGTCCCCAGCCCTACATCGCGCAATCGTTCGATGGCATGGATCAGACCAACAACTTCACGGCTTACACACAGCTGTCCGTCCCTGCAACGCTCGGCTTCCAGAAGTCTGTGCCGTTCATCCTGGACGCGCTTGAACTGCGTGATGCCCTGCAAGAAGGTCGCCTCGGTGATGCTGCCAAGCAGAAACTGGCCTCCGACATCAACATCGCCATCATGAACAGCGCAGCCAATCTCGGTTCGTTGGTGGTCACTGTCAGCACCGCTGCCGGCGACTACGACGATATCGCTCTGTGCGACTCGATCATGAACGAGCAGGGTGTCCAAGCCTTTGACCGTTACTTGGCACTGTGCAGCCGCGATTACAACGGCATTGCCGGCAACATCGCTGGCGGCGCTACTGGTGGTGGTGCATCGCGTAGTTTTAGCGGTAACAAGTCGAACAACGCTTTCGAGCGTTCGTATGTCGGCATGGTTGCAGGCTTTGAGACCTACAAGCTGGACTACTCCAACCGCATTTTGGCGGCTACTGGTGCAGATCCAACGATGAGTACCCTGGCTGCTGCAAACAACTACTACGTGCCTGTGGCAACACAGACCGCAGTGACCGGCGAAACGCAGAACGTGGACAATCGTTTCCAGACGATCACTGTGTCCAGCACCACCGACCTTCCAGCCGGCACTGCCATCGAGATCCAAGGCGTTGAAGCCGTGCATCACATCACCAAGCAAGGTACTGGGTTTTCCAAAACCTTCCGTGTTGTGAGCGTGTCGTCTGCGACTACTTGTGTGATCACACCTCCAATCATTTCTGCCCAAGGCGGGACTGATGCCGAGTTGCAGTATCAAAACTGCATCGTGACAGCAGCCGCTGGTCGCACTGTGAACCGCCTTAACGTGGATGACGCACCAATTAACTGCTTCTGGCAAAAAGATGCGCTGGAGATCCTGCCAGGCCGTTACGCTGTGCCTTCCGACGCTGGTGTCGCAGTGATGCGTGCATCTACAGACCAGGGCATCGAGGTGGTCATGCAGAAGCAGTACGACGTGAACACGATGAAGACCAAGTATCGTTTGGATACCCTTTTCGGCGTGGTCAATAAGCAGCCTGAGATGTCCGGCATCCTGTTGTTCAACCAAACTCCTTAAGGAAAAATCATGAGTTACAACGTAGTTTTTGCACAAGGTACTGTTACCGTAACCGTGCCAGCCGGCGAGAAAATCGCCGTTCAAGCCTACTCATCGGCATCCGTGTTCCAAGAAGTTGGTTACCCCAATTTCCCAGAGTCACAGGATCTGCTGCAAGTAGTCGACAACACCACCTATGTGTCCGGTGCGTTCACCAATGCCACCAGCGTGACCATCCAGGCCGGTGCATCAGGCGCACTTTACGCCGTGGGTGTTTCGCCCGTCATTTCTGACGATGGCAATTGGCAACTTCAGGGCGCACCTGGTGACGTAACCGATGGCGGCGCAATGATTGCCACAGCAGCAAATGTGCTAACTGGCATTGTCACTGCAACGCCTACGACAACCCGTTCCATCCAGATGCCAACAGGTGCAAACCTTGATCTGGCAACAGAGTGGGCGATTGGTCAGGCGTTTGACTTTAGCGTCATCACCTTGGCTGCATTTGCTTTGACTATCACGGTCAACACAGGTGTAACCATTGTTGGCTCTGCTGCAACTGCTGCAACGTCTGGTGCATCCGCACGTTTCCGTCTTCGCAAAACTGCTGCTGATACCTTCATCGTGTATCGGATTGGCTGATAAACCAGACGGGTCAGCAGAGATGTTGGCCCGTTCTACCGGAGATTGAAATGATGAAAAAAGGCTATTCAGATAAAACTGTTTCCAAGAACATCAAAATGGAAATGAAATCAGGCAAGCCCCAAAAGCAGGCTGTTGCAATGGCACTTGGCATGGCAAGCAAGTCGGCAAAAGCCGCTGGTAAGCCAAGCAAAGCACCGATGAAGAAATGATCAAATCAGCCGCCATCGTCAAGACCAAGACTCTCAGCCCCCGGCAAGAGTTGCGGTTGCAAAAGCGCAAGCTGAAGAAGTTACAGACCAAAGAGCGCAAGGCAAGCAAGCAAGTTCACCCATCGCCAATGAGCAGCCGTGTCCGTCACGAGGTTGTTGAAGTGATTGAAGTCGTTGAAGAA